CCAATTGGCTTCATCTCTAGGAGAATAATATTATGTGCTTTGGAGGCAGTAAAAAACAAGACCCACCACCACCAGCTCCACCGCCCGCCGCACCACCTGCGCCAAATCCTGTCATGACAAATATGTATGACCCATCAACACCTGAGAGTGGTGATGCAGCAGAAAAAGGTGCAGTAGCTGATAAGGCCGCTGGTACATCACAACTAAGAGTAGACTTAGACCCTACTTTATCAAACATAGATAAGAACACTGGTCTCAAATTAACAAGTGAGAATTAAATGAGTATAGGAACAGCAGAAGCTCGTTACCGACAACTCGAACAGACAAGACAATCTTACTTAGATAGAGCCAGAGACTGCTCGGAACTAACAATACCATCTCTCATTCCACCTGATGTCCACAATGAAACAAGTGATTTATATACTCCGTTTCAGGGCATAGGTGCGAGAGGGGTAAATAATTTAGCATCCAAATTGTCACTGGCTCTCATGCCACCCAACTCACCATTCTTTAGATTCATGGTTGAGCCTTATACCCTTAAAGATTTGGCTCAAGATGATGCTGCTCGTACACAAATAGAGCAACAGCTAGGTGAATATGAACGGGCGGTCATGTCTGAGATTGAAACATCTGGCGACAGAGTTGCGGTGCATGAAGCACTCAAACACTTAATCGTTGGTGGCAACGTGCTTTTGCAAGTTGGAGCTGACAAAACACGAGTAGTACATTTAGATAGTTATGTTGTATCTCGCTCACCAAATGGTGATGTCTTAGAAATTGTTATTGTAGAGCATGTCTCACCTAACGCATTGGACAAAGCGACTGCTGCTAATATCTCTGGAAAACTCGAAGGCGATGAGAAGACCGTTGAGGTCTACACTCATATTGAACGCAAGAATGAGTTCTTTACCGTCTATCAAGAATGCAAAGGCTCAGTCGTTTCTGGGTCTAAGGGTAAATATAAGAAGGACAATGTTCCTTTCTTACCTTTACGCTTCTCACGCATTGATGGTGAAGATTATGGTCGTGGGTTTGTTGAAGAACTACTTGGCGACTTACGCTCACTTGAGGCATTATCACAAGCTATTGTTGAGGGCGCAGCCGCAGCTGCAAAAGTTCTCTTCATGGTTAATCCTAACGGTACAACACGGATGCGAACAATCGCTCAAGCTGAAAATACAGCAATCATCGAGGGTAATAGTAATGACGTATCTGTATTGCAGATGGACAAATTCAACGATTTCCGTGTGGCTTACCAAGCTATGGGCGGTATTGAGGAACGTCTTTCCCAACAATTCATGCTTCAGTCATCTGTTCAGCGTAATGGTGAGCGGGTAACTGCAGAAGAAATTAGGTATCTCGCTGGTGAACTAGAGGATACTCTGTCTGGGATATATTCAATTTTATCTCAAGAGTTCCAGTTACCATATGTGAACCGTAAAATAGACGTACTGACCAAAGCTAAGAAGCTACCAAAATTACCAGACAGTATTGTGAAACCAACAATCGTTACTGGTATGGAAGCACTTGGACGTGGGCATGACTTGCGTAAACTCGATATGTTTATCCAGGGAATGTCACAAGCACTAGGGCCAGAAGTATTACAACAATATGTAAACCTACAAGATTATATCAAAAGAAGAGCCACAGCTCTCGGTATCGAGACTGATGGTTTAATCAAATCACAAGAACAAATCGCTCAAGAACAACAGCAAGCGCAGCTGCAAGCTATGGCTATGCAAGCTGGGCCATCAGCCGTTCAAGAGGGCGTAAAAGCATTAGGAAATTCTTATGTCGAAAACCAAAGACAACAAGGCGAAGGATGAACCATCCGTAGAGCCTGACAAAAAGCCACTGGCTGCACCTTCCATACTCAAAGGAAATCCATTCCCAACTAAAAGGGAAGATTTCTAAATGGCAGAGAGCATCACAATAACAGAAGAAGATACTGGCCCAACTGCACCTGTTGCTGAGGATAACCCATCTGAACGACCTGAGTGGTTGCCAGAAAAGTTTAATTCAGCTGAGGACATGGCAAAGTCATATAGTGAACTTGAGAAGAAGATGTCTGCTCCAAATGAGCAAGCAGCTGAAACAGAGACACCACAGAGTGAACCTGTTTCATTTACCAAGTTTGCCGATGAATATGCTGAGGCAGGTGAATTGACTGCAGATAGTTTTACGGAACTTGAAGGCATGGGTTATCCAAAAGAAATGGTGGAGACTTATATTAAAGGAATGCAATCCTCACAGACTGCAGACGCTAATGAAGTTATGGCGACTGTTGGAGGTAAGGAAGGTTATGAAGAACTGACCGATTGGGCTAAGGCATCACTCGATGTCAAAGAGCTAGAACTCTATAATAATATGGTCAGTGGTAGCACTGAAAACGCTAAGATGGCTGTCGAATGGCTGTCTTCAAAGCGTGAAGCAGTTGAAGGAAATGAGCCAAACTTAATACAAGGCAAGGCATCAGCTGCACCCAAAGATGAATTTAGAAGCACAGCGCAAGTTGTAGCAGCTATGAAAGACCCACGATATGGCAAGGATACGGCTTACACCAAAGACGTTGAAGAAAAGCTAGGGCGTTCATCAGTATTTTAAAAGGAGATTAGAATGCCAAAAGGCAAGGGTACTTACGGTACAAAACGAGGCCGTCCACCAAAGAAAAAGTAAACCTTCTGGCGGGGCGAAAGTCCCGTCAATTTATCATAAGGAATAATCATGCCTAAAAAAACTGGCTTATATGCAAACATCCACGCAAAACGTGCAAGAGGTGGGACACCCCGCAAGGTTGGCTCAAAAGGCGCACCGACTGCAAAAAATTTTAGAGCTGCAGCTAAGACTGCAAAGAAGAAGTAACTAACACACCTCTTTAGGTGGTTGAGACTATCGACAATGAACGACAGAGCCATATGCGTATGACAACCCTGATTAGTAAGAGCGAAAGTCATTCTTAAATCTTAAATTATCATAGGAAAAGATAATGACAAACGTAACTCCGTCACGCCTCGGCGCGGCAAACCTTGCGGCAGCTAACTACACGCAAACAAATGCTTTATTTCTTAAAGTCTTTGCTGGTGAAGTTTTAACTGCCTTTGACGAAACAAACGTAATGAAAGACTTACATGTTGCTCGAACAATTTCGAGTGGTAAGTCAGCTTCATTCCCAGTGACAGGTAAAGCTAACGCTGCATACCACACTGTGGGTACGCCTTTATTGGGTACACAAGCGATTAAACATAATGAAATCGTTGTAAATATCGATGACATGTTGATTGCTGATACATTCATCGCAAACATCGATGAAGCTAAGAACCACTACGATGTACGTGCAGAATACTCACGTCTATTGGGTATGGCTCTTGCTAAACAATTTGATGTTCGCTGTTTACAATTAGCTGTATTAGCGGCTCGTGCCTCTGCAACCATCTCTGGTGGTAACGGTGGTTCAGCTATTACTGATGCAGATGCTAAAACAAACGGTGCATCATTAGCAGCATCAATCTTTGAAGCAGCTAAAATCTTAGATGAGAAAGACGTTCCTGAAAATGAACGTGTAGCCATCATGAAACCCGCACAATATTATAACTTGGTACAAACTACTGATGTTATTAACCGTGATTGGGGTGGAGCAGGTGTCTACGCTGATGGTAAAGTATTACGTGTGGCTGGTATTGAGATTGTGAAATCTAACAATGTACCATCAACAAACGTATCAGCAGTAGCTGGTGAACAGAATACTTACCACGGTAACTTCTCAACGACTGCAGCTGTTGTAATGCAGAAGCAAGCGATTGGTACTGTTAAGTTAATGGACTTAGCAGTTGAAAGAACATCTGGTGACTTCGAAGTTATGTACCAAGGTACATTAATGGCTGCGAAGTACGCAATGGGCCACGGCATCTTGCGTCCTGAGTGTTCAGTAGAAATCAAAACTGCTTAAACTTTTTTGGGTTGGCCTTTATGAGGTCAGCCCATTTTTTTATTTTATGAGGACATCATGACAAAACCATCGTCCATGACCGTACTAGAGGCGGTCAACGTCCTGTTGACAACAATTGGCGAAGCACCTGTGAATACACTTACAGGTAACCAAGTTACTGATGTGACAATAGCTAACCAAGTTTTAACTGAAGTGAGCCGTGAGGTACAAGCACAAGGCTGGCACTTCAACACAGAAGACAAAGTTGTCCTCAGCCGTAACGAATTTAATTTTATCGTAATACCTGCAGACGTAGCACGTATCGATACACCCGATTACAACACTGTAATACGTGGTGATAAACTATTTAACTTAGACACACGCAGCTATGAATTTACCACAACTGTTGAAGCATCCATTGTTTACTACCAGGATTTCTTAGAACTTCCTGATGTTGTGAAGAAGTATATTACAACAAGAGCTGCTCGTATCTTCTCAGACCGAATGCTTAACTCAGAAACCATACACAGAATGGTATCTCGTGATGAGCAAAAAGCCCTGATTGACCTAAAAGATTTTGAAGGGGACACAGCGGATTTCAACATGATGGATAGCTATTCAGTATCTCGTGTAATGAACCGTGGGAATAAACGTAGGATACTTTAATGGGAATGATAAGCTCTGCTATCCCCAACTTGATACAAGGCATATCGCAACAATCGCCAGCTCTGAGGCT